GTGTTGCGGCGCGCCAAACGTGCCGACGTTCTCCGTCTCCAGGTGGAGACACCCAGGCGGCTCGCTCGGCGTGGGCTCGCCCATCGCGTCGAGCACGCCCGCCATTGCGTCCACCTGGGCCTGCAGCCCCCCGATTTGGACGCGTAGCACGCCGAGTTGTGCCACCAAGAGATCGCGCACCTTACGTCAACCCGCCGATGATCTCGATCCGGTAGACCGCCGTCGCGCCCGCCGCGTTGACGATGTCGATCAAGTCGGCCGTGGCCGCCGTGACCACATAGCCGCCCGCCGAGGGCGCCACGATCAGCACTTCGCCGCCCGGATGAATCGGGATCGCATCACCGGCCGCCGCGAAGATCGGGACGCCGTTCGTCGCCGGCCGCGTGAGGCTGATGTTCGTCGTGTTCGGCGTGCCGGCCGCGTTCGAGTTCCGCACGCGCACGGCTTTCACCCGCGCCATCGACAGGGTGCCTCCCAGAAGCCCAGACAGGACACCGGCGACGTCGAGCGAGTCCGTCGCGCCCGTGGAGACCGACCGTTCGTCGGACCAGATCACGTCCGCCTGGTTGGCGCCGACGCCGGTGTCCCACTGGAAGCGCGAGTTCTGATCCTGGTTATAGGTCGGGGTCCCGAGGTCGCCGACCGCTGTGAACGCCGCGTTGATGCGCGTTTCGATGATCGTGCTGAGCGCCATCTGGTCTCCTTCTTCCGCGTTACGACTGATGCACCAGTACGGTAAACGTCGCCACGAGCTCGCGCGTCACCACGCCGGCTAGGGTGTCCTTGATCAACTGCGCACTCGCGAAACTCACGCCGACGCTGGCGAACCCCGCCACCGTCAACGGCTGTCCATCGATCGCCGCCTTCGCCGCGTCGAGCACTTGGCACGCTTCCTGGTCGCCGCGATACTGGCTGACGACTCGGACCAATACCGTCGACTCGCTGCCCCACTTCAACGCCGCCGGCACGCCCATCGTGTTGAACGGCGTCTCACCGCCCACCTCGACGAGGAGATAGGGGTAGGTCGGCCGCGCCGGGACCTCGTCGACGATGCGCACGGCGGGCACGAGCGCGATCAGCGCCGAGGACGCCTTGAGCGCCGTCAGAACCGCCGCGGAGACGACGCCGAGGGCGCAGGGACTCGCCATCTACGCCGCCACCTGACCCAGGGCATCCGTGAGCGCCGCCGCCAACGCCGCCTGATGGCGCGGCTGTTCCGCGCGTGACGCCGGCCCCATGAACTCACGTCGCGCGATCTTCCGCGTGACGAATCCGTATTCGTACCAGACGCCGTACACCCACGGGTTCTGGTGCGCAGAATCCGAACCGCCTCGACTGGGCAGCCGGACGTCGAGAATCCCCACGCGCCAAGTGAGCCCCTTCCCATCGACGGCGATCGCGGACGCCAGATCCCCACGGTCCCGAGGAGCGATGGCCTTGGCATGACGCTGCACGGCGAAGGCGGTGTCGCGAGAGACCTGCTCGGCGCGCGTTCGCATGGCGGCGCTCGCGCGCGCCAGCGCCGCCTCGAAGCCGCGGACCGCCGTGAGTTCATAGGACGCGGCGAACCGTGCCATTACTGAATCTCCGCGCACACGAGGTCCATCACCATCCGCCGTCCGTCCGTATCCCCATACCCGCTGATCTGCCACGTCCGGTTCGTCAACGGCTCCCGCACACGCCACTCCGCCCGGACATCGTCGCGATACTTGAGCTGAATCAGCCACCGCGCCAGCGCCGTCGGGGCACCAGAGGCCAGCGCCTCAGCCTGCCCGCCAATGAACTTCACGGAAGCCCACACCTGCCCGCGATCTTCGTAGCCCGTCCCGGCACTCCCAGAGGGCGCCTGCAACGTCACGTAGCGGCGCCACTCGCCGACTCTCACGCGCACACCCGCTCGGACGCGCTTGGCACGATCACGCGATCGCTCCAACAGTTACAGGCCGCGATCCGTGCGGACTCAGCGAACGCACGATCCATCCCATCTCGATCCGCCTGCTGGTAGGTCACATAGAGCGCGATCCCTCGCTTGATCCGCTGGGGAATCAAGTCCAAGCTCGCCCAGCCCACAACGTAGGTGATGACAATCCGCCCGGCCAGTCGGCCCGATTGCAAAGGCGGCCAGACCTGCGACGGCTTCAGCGTCACCGCGGCGGGGCGTCGCGTCGTGTGCGTGTCGTAGACACTCGACGCCAGCGCCGTGAGCGTCCCATCCGCCGCGTAATACTGCACGGTCGTCACCGACTGGAGCGGCGCCGCCATCGGCAATGGCATCACGTCCGCCCACTCGTCCAGGACGAGCTTCCACGTCTGCGTATAGAGCCCCCGCCCCATGTATTCTTCGCAGGCTTCCCGCGCCGAGGTGATGTACTCCGTGAGGAGATCGTTTTCGTCGTCATGCGTCACGCGCGCTTGCGCCTTCGCTTCTTCGAGCGTGAGCGGTTCTTGATCCGGTCCCGTCACGAGCACGTAGGCACTCATCCATGCCCTCGCTTCGTCTCACGGCCCAGGAGCGGCTTCGTCTCAGGCGCGCGCAGGGGCACCCGTTCAGCCATCCCGTTCGTGAGCAACCCGTGCGCGACGGGGTCTGGCAGGATATACACCTGCCCGACCGTCAGTGGACGCACGAGGCCCGCATCCTGCCAGGCTCGACCCGTGAGCATGCGGACCTCGATCATGATTAGCTCGCGATGCTCGCGTTCGAGACGGCCTGCCGGGCCGCTTCGCTCAGCACGGCCACCGCCGCGATCTGGACGCTGGCCGTCCCGGTCTCGGTCGCGACACAGCGGACATACCGCTTGATGCCGTTGTAGCCGAGATGGTTGACGAGGTTCGCGTCCGCAGTGGCATTGATCACGAGGTTGGCCCCGACGAGGCCGTTCGCCGCCGTCACCGCCGCCGCGTCGGACATGTTCGAGGCGTCGCCGTGTTCCAGCGAGATCGTGAAGTAGTTCGAGCCGTCCGCCGTGGTGGACGTTCCGACCTGGATCACGAAGTCGGCGAGGCCGTAGCCCTGCCGGTCGATGGTGTTGCCATTCGTCGTCGCCGTCAGGGTCGCGGCCTGGTTCAGCGCATTCTCGATCTTGCGTCCGTGAAAGTGATTCATGTCACTGACTCCTTGGGCCGCAGCCCGGTGAAACGCGGCGAGAGCACCCGCCCTCGCCGCGCGCTTACCCGTGCGTTACGTCGTGCCAAACTTCAGGAATTTAATTGCCTCGAAGTCGACCATGTCCCCGCCGACCCGCGCCGTCGTGTAGAACTGCACATACGGCTTGTTCGTGTAGGGATCGCGCAAGACGCGCACGCCGATCCGGTTCACGATGAGGTAGCCCGCCTTGAAGTCCCCGAACGCGATCCCGAGCGCATCGGTCGTCGTGTAGACCACGAGGTCTTCCATCTCGGTGACGCGGTAGCCCAACAGCGTCGAGGGCTGGCCGGCCGCCAGGGACGGCTGCCAGAGGTAGTTGCCGGTATTGGCCGACGCACCCCCCGCGTCCTTGAGCTGCCGCGCCGCGCCAAGCGTGATGCGCGGAAGGCAGAACGTCGCGTTCTGCCGGAAGTGGGGCTTGATCTTGTGGACGAGATCGATCAGCTTGTCCGCCCCGTTCGGGTTCGTCCCAAACGATCCGTTGGTGCCCGTCGCCACATGCTCGAGCACGCCCCAGGCGCGCGTGAGGTCGGCCGTCGCCGCTGTGGTGTAGGACGCGAACCCGCGCGGCTGTCCGACGCCGGTCCCGACCACGAACGCCGTGTTCCGTCGACGCGAGAGCTTGTCCGCGACCTTCCCGGACAGCCACGCTTCGACGTTGATCGACGCATCGTCGAGCAACTTCTGCGTCGCGCCGGGGTTCTCGTACTGCTCGTGGACTTCGATCTGCCACTTGCCGAACTGCGGGCTCGTGGTCGTCGCGCGCGATCCCACTTCCGACACCCAGCCGCCGCCGGACGCTTCGTCGATGTCCCTGAGCCCTTCGAGCTTGTCGGTCCCGATGGTCTCGATGCCGGCGATCTGCTCCACCGGCGAGGTATCGTAGATGCGCTTGACGATCATCGCCGACACGGCCGGCGTCACGAGGTAGCCGCCGTCCGGGTCCGAGCCGACCGACATGGCCTTCCGGTCGATGGCCTCAGCCCCACGCCGCAGTAAGATCTCGAACTCCTTCTTGTAGGCGCGGAACTCGTCGGCCGACACGAGCGCCGGCATGGTCCGCCCCTGCGCATGCGCGTTCGAGCGCAGTTCGTGGTTGAACGCCTTGACCTCCGCCTCGGTCGTGGTGGGGATCGTCCCGCCGTTGAGCGCCAGCGCGTTGACCTTGGCTTCCATCGCGGCGAAGGCATCGACAATCGCGCTCGACGCGGCGATGTCCTTTTCGAGCTTGTCGAGCTTCGTCGCGAGCAGCGGATCGGCGACGCCCTTCGCGTCAATCGCGGCGAGGCGCGCATCGTTCGTGCGCTTGAAGTCCTCGAACGCGCGGTTCTGGGTCTCGATGGCGGTTTTCACCGCGTCCAATGTCGGGTCCATCTTGCTACCTCCAGCCCCCGTGCAGAATGCACGCGGCCAAATCGTTCACAGTGTCAGGGGTGATCGCGTCCACGGTCGGCGCTACATCCCGTAGCTTCCGATAGCCAGAGGCCACAATCGTTTTGGCCGTGGTAATCGAGAATCCTGCATCCCGCAGGAAGCTCTCGAATTGCCGCTCGGTCATGTCGTCCGCTTTGACGCCAGTCACCCGCGCCGGATCGTTCGCCGGGAAGGTGACAAGCGAGACTTCGTAGAGCTGGATGTCAGTGAGGGTCCGAATGTGCGTGGTCTCGTCCATCTTCGACTTCCGCGTGCGGTAGCCGATGGAGAGCCCGTCGAGTTCGCCCTCTTTCAGCGCGGCGTAGGTCGCTTTCGCGCGATCGGTGTCCACGTCGAAGAGATGCCCACGCACGAAGAGGCCGTGATCGTCCTCGGCCATCTCGTCCCACTTGCCAATCGGCACCATGTCATCGGCGGCACCACCAAAGAACCCGCCCCCGCCGTGCTGCAAGAGGAGCTTCGGGAGCTTCTTCGTCGCCTTCCATTCGCGCAAGGTCGCCTTGTAGGCCCCTTTGGCGACGGTATCGTTGTAACTGTCGACCGTGTCGAAGACGCTGCCGTAGCCCTCGAAGGCGCCCTTCCTGTCGTCGTCCATCTTCACGTCGTGGAGGAGGCAGTGTCGGCGTTCGATGCTCATACGGTTGCGTCCTTCGGTGCGGGTTCCCACCCGAGCGGCACCATGTTGACGGGCTGCAAGTAAATGTCGCCGTCGGGAATCGGGTTCAAGTCTTCCAACGCCCGCACATCGTTCGGGCTCATCGCGCCCATTTGCACCATCCGCCCGTAGAAATTGCTGCGCGCCGTCGAGTCTCCGCGCATGAAGCCGTTCACGTTGAACTTCACCCGATACCGCGACGGGTCGCTGATGAGATCGCGCGTCAACCGCTCTTCCCACGTCACCGCATCAGGCCCCGTCGAGAACACCCGGAGGCCGATGTTTTGTTGCTCGATCCCCGTCCCCCAGGACGTCGCCTTCTCTGATAGCCCCATCAAGTGCGGGGGCACGAACAAGGCCGCAGCAATTTGACTGCGGAGATCCTGCTGCGTCTGCAGAAACTGCCCATCCTCTGGCGTCAAGGAGAGCTGCTGAATCTCCATCCCCTCTTCGAGCACCGCCACTCTGCGCTTCTCAGAACTGCGCCCGTAAGTCGCTTCCCAACTCTTCTCGAGGCCGTCTTTCGCTTGCGCGCTCAGCGCCTTCGGATGCCTCAAGGCCACGCTGGGTGTCGCGTCGCGGCTCCACAGGCTGTTCGCATGGTCCTGCGTCGCCAGCGCGCCGCCGATGACTTCGCGCATGTCCCGCAGGAACGGCCGACCGCTGCGCCCGTTCGTACTCAGATTCTTCAGATGCAGCACTTCCCGCCCTGGCAGGGGCACGGACTCACCGTTCTGCTTGTGGAGCACATACTGTGTCGGGGCACGCCAGTCGACCTCGAGCACTTCGACCTGATCCGGGTGCATCGGAATTAGCTCGTTGGGTTGGTGCGGCATCAAGATACCGTCGACCCGCGCGACCGCGCGATTGACCCACGCATAGGCATTGCCACGGAGCACCCGATGGACTTCGAGCATGGCGATCAGCTCGCTCCGCGTCTGCCAGCTATTCGGTTGAGAAAGAACCCGCGCGACCGGATGCTGTGGCACCTGGCGCGTCACCCGATCCCCGACTTGCTCGATGACGTCGAGCGGCAGCGTCGAGAGGAGCCGACTCCGAATCGCCACCCCGGTCCACACCGCCGCGACGTTGAGCGCCGTCTGTTCCGTGACCGAGGCCCCGGACGTGCTCCTGGTGCCACGGGTCAAGAGTTCGTACAACTCGCTCGACGTGCCGACCGAGCGCCGCTCGAACAGCGCCGCGAACGGGTTTCTCACCGCCCCCCGCGTGGCTCAGATTTCGCTAATCCGCCCGCGAGAAACAGCACGATCCCTCCGGTCAGCAGCGCGATCCCTGGCCCCCAGGTCAGATACACCCCGGCCAACGCAAAGCCGTAGCCGGCGATACAGAGCATCGTGGGAGACACGCGATCAGGGAATAGAATCGGCTAGTCGCGCGAGGAAGTAGAGTTTGTATCGCTAAACTGGCAGAGACGATCGACGGCGCGCCGAACGATTTCAGGCACCGACACACGCGCCCGCACGGCGAGTTGATACGCGCGGTCATACATTGCGGGAGGCATGGCCACGCAGACATCCGTCGACGGCTTGTCCGAGAGCGGCGGGCGCCCCTTCCGCTTCGGGAGGCTCATACGGTCGTCATCCCCCGCGTTTCGTAGACCGACCGCTCCGCGTCCGGCGTGCCGAGCATCCGTTCGAGCCCGTCGATGAGCGCCACCCCGCCGTCAATCCGCTTCCGCTGGTTGATCTTCACCGGCCGAATCTCGCGCCAGGCATTCTCTTCCTTCGCCATGTTCCCCATACACCAGGCGAGACACGAATTCCCGTCATGCGCCAGGTTGCCACTCATCACGAGCGCCTCCATGAGCTTCGCCGGCTGACTCTGGCGCCGGAATCCCTGCGGCACTTCCTCGACAAACTCATCCCCGAAGTGGCGTTTGAGCTTGCTCACGATGCCAGCGGCCCCACTCTGGTCAATCCCGATGCCCTTGATCTGATACTTCGCGGCCAGGACTGACACGATGAACTCGAAGATCGCGTCGTGATCGATGAGGCTCCCCGGCGTGGTCTGCACGGCGCCAGCTTTGGCCCAGTCGGGATACGGGATCTTGTCCTCGACCGCGCGCCGTTGGAGCGTCTTGGCGGGCATCCAGAAGAACGGCAGCACGTCCACGGCGCGATCGATAGCTGCGCGCGACGCGTCCGTCGAGACGGGCACTGCCCGATCCAACGCGCGGGGAAAGATCGCCACCACCGCCGAGAGGTCGATCTTGTCGGAGAGGTCGATCCCAAGGAAACACTCGCGGCCAACGAGTGACGCGGTCGAGATGCTGCCCTTACAAGCCGCCCACGCTTCGGGCGGAATCCAGACCGCTTCTTGCTGCGTCCACTGGCAGAAATTCAGCCGGCGCACCATGTTGCGCTGCGACGGAATCCCGAGCGCCTCCTGCACTTGCTCGCGCAGGTAGTCCCACTGAATCGACACGCCAAGGTTGGGGTTCGCTTTCAGCCAGTGCGTGCCCTCGGTTTTCCAGTCGTCGCAGTCCGGGCAGTCGTCGGAGGGCTGGAGCTTCCC